AAATCATACAGGTGCTTTAAGAATTATTGATCACAAAAATAAAATAATATATGGAAGCGATCCTAATGAAAAAAAATGGATAGCCTATTTTGAACAAATTAGCAATGATCAATTAAGAGTTGATTTTACGCCAAAAAAAACACACAAAAGACCTGATAAAATAATATATGCTACATATCTTAATAGAAAACAACATTTAGTTTGGTCAGTAAATAAAGATGATAACGAATTTGAAAATGTTTGGCAAAGAATACGTGTCCCATTAGAAAACGTATTAGATCAACTTTAATTTTTTTTTAAACTTTGTAGATTAATTTGTTTATTCATATAAGGTAAAATTTCCTTATCATGTGTAATTACAATCAACGTTTTATTTTTACACTCTGTTACTATTAATTTTATAATTTTTTGTCTTGTTTGTTGGTCTAAACCAGAAAGAGGTTCATCCATAATAATAATTTTGGAATCATTTATTATTGAACGTAATATAATAGTAGTTTTTTGCATACCTATAGAAAGATTATTACCATTTACACCACATGATGATTGTAATCCGTTTTGTAGTTCTTTATAGATTGTTTGAAGATCATATTTTTGAATTAATTTTAATATTTTGTCATCACTTATTATTTCATTGCCATATTTAATATTATACATAACACTTTTATCAAATAATAATGTTCTTTGATTTACATACATTACTTTGCTTCGTAAATATTCATTATCTATATTCTTAACATCTATATTATCTATATAAATACTTCCCTTTTGTGGCCTATGTAAATCCACTATCATTTTCATTAATGTAGTTTTTCCTGATCCAGAGCGTCCTAGTATTGCTACTTTATCATTTGAATTAATTGTAAATGAAAAATCTTTAAATAAATAATTACTATCAGTTTTATTATACTTAAAACAAATATTATCAAATACAATTTTACCATTTTTAATATTATTTTTTACATAATTATTATTTTCATGTAATAATATATTACTTATAGAATCACTATAAAAACTTATAGTACTTATAAACCAAAAAATAACTGACTCAACCTTCCATATAATATCTAATTGATTATATAAAACCCCCTGTAAAATAATAAAAGAGGATATTACAAATGATACACTTTGTTTTTTTATCTTTAATAAATGAAATAATCTTAAATATACCGCTATATACATTATTAATACAACTAACTGAATTAAATGAGATGTTAAATTTTCATAATTTTTTAAATCAGTGTTTATATTAATTTCAGTTTCGTTTAATTCTATAAATTTATTTTTTTCTTCATCCACTGTATTATTTATATAAATATTCATCAAATTATTAATATCATCGCCTAGTTTATTCCATATTTTTTTGACTTCTCGTTCTCTATTTGAGTTTTTGATATTATATATATCATACGCTAATACATACCCTATAAATGATAATATTAATGAAACAAATAAATATACAAATATTTGTACATCATAAAATAAAAAGTAAAAACAAACTACCAACATACTTAACATTTGGGGTAAATATTCTTGGGTAAAAAATGTCCATGCATATATAGTTAATCTATTTATACTATGAAGTAATGTAGTAATATTACCTATTTTTATATCTTTATAGTCATTTTTATATCTATCAATTATTTTATTATGAATTACAGTTCGTGTAAACCCGTGTATTTTTGGACTAAGATATAAATCAATTGCATTTTTTAAAGTATGGGCACCTATGATAACTATCCATATTATTACATATACATATAAAAAATATACAGATGTTTTATCTTTAAATATGGATGTAAAATCAAATAAATCCGTTTTATTTGTTATTTTTGATAAATTGTCAAATATTGCTGTTAATATTATGGGCTGAATTAACTGTATAGCTGGAAATAAAATTATATTTACAAGTATTAATGCTACTATTATTTTCCAATATATTTTAATAAAATCAAAATATAATACATCAACTGTATTATAAAATTGACTATGTTTATCCATAATATTTATTAATATATTAATATAATAAATATTAATCATTTTTTGAATTTAATTTTAATCTTTTTTTGAATTTAATTCTAAATTAGCCTTTTCAAATAATTCTTGTTTTAAATTTAATGATTCTACTCTTTTTTGAGTTTCTTCCTTATTTGAGCTTGTAATAGCAATCTCATCAGGCATGGCGTCATAATCTACTTCGCGCACATTGACAAGTTCGTTATTTTCATTTAAAACCTGGGTTAAAACATTGTTATTTTCTTCTGCCAACTTTTTATTTTCTTCCATCGCTTTCTCTTTTGTTTCTTGTATTCTTTTTTCAAATTGTTGTTTTGCATTCGTTTCATTATCAATCTTATTATGCATTAAATTATTTAATTCTTCTTCTAAATATTCAACACGTCCTGTTTTATATGCATCAGGATCCCATGGCATCCATAACCCAACCGGTCCAACAAATACATCATGATTAGGATCCACTTCACGTAACATTTTACATCTAGCTTCGGCTTCTTCCTGTGTACTATACACCCCTCGTATTTTTAACCCACGTGTACTTGTTTGAAATTTATTATTAATATTAAATTTATTAACAAGGGTTTCTTCATTTTGATCTAAGAAATTTTTATAATCATCTTCAATTGTTGTATTTAATAAATTCTCTTTTTGGTCCTTTATAAATTCTTGAAATTCTTCGTTTAGTGTTCCCAACTCTAAATTATATTTAATAGACAAAAAACTAAAAAAATGTTGGTATTTTTCAAGCGATTTAGAAAAATCCCAAGTTTTTATAAATTCGTTAAACAAAAATAAATCTTTACCTTTTAAAATTTTTTCAGGAGAAAGAAATGATACACATCCGAATTTTTGACCAGATATAGGCTTATCTTCATCTAATACATCTACATATGTGGGTGATTTTGTTTCTTTAGATAAACTCATTATAACAATAATATATTAATTTATTTAAGTGATTTTATATCTTACAATATTTTTTTCTATATTATTAATATATATGTTAAACTCAATCGATTTAGGAGAATTATTGAAACGTGCTATCAAATACTTAGTTGAAGGTTTAATGGTTGCTATTGCAGCTTTTGCTATTCCAAAACAAAAAATGAGCATTGACGAAGTTGCACTAATCGCATTAACTGCCGCTGCAACATTTAGTATATTAGATACATATATTCCTAGTATGGCTGTATCTGCCAGATCAGGTGCTGGATTTGGTATCGGTGCAAATCTAGTAGGATTTCCTAGAATAGGAATGTAATAAAATAATTACTTTATTTATATATTAATGTTATGTTAATACATGACATTAAAATATATTATTAATAAGTCTACAACTAGATGTTTATATAATGTCAATATATTTAAAAATAATTTATTATTTGGTAATGTAAACTTTCAAATATACAATACTACTGCGTATTTAAATAATATAGAAGTGAAAGAAAAGAAACGAGGTTACGGTAGTTATATTTTAACTAATTTTGAAAATTATGTTAAATATAATTATAATATAAATAAAATAGATTTATTAGCTTGGCAACCAAGCAATGATAATAACGTTTTAAACTTCTTTGAAATGCACAGATATTATCATTTAAATCCCAACGAAAATCCAGAAATATATGACGATTCTATTATCATATATGATTTATATAAATTAACCAAAAAAATTGAATTTATTTAATACTTATTTATTAAATGAATACAAATAATAACAATGAAAGTAACAAATACCGATTTACTCAATAATAGATATAAATATTCTATTGATGTTCTGGAGGAGAATATTGTGGAAAATCATCTTGATGAAAAAATACTATTAGCAACACAAACCCTTACACCCGAGTTTTGTGTCAAATACATATTAGATTTAGATATTGAAGGAGGCGGAGAAGAGTCTTATATTTTTGATATATGCTATATTTTATCATTTCAAAAACATATTACAGAAAAAGAATTAATGGATTTAATATCTACTTCACCTTTGGACATTTAAAAATTATATATATACAAATGAATGTAAACAATTTATATGATTAAATTAGATAAAACCCAACACGGCACAACAATATTTTTTATATTATTATTATATAACAATGAATTCCGAATTTTTAGGACAATTGGGTTTATTATCAAAAACAATTGCTATTTTAGTAATTTTATTTTTAGATTTAACAAAAAAAATACACCTACCAGTGTTTGTTATTTTGGCTTTTGCATTTAGTGGATTAATTTTAGGATTTATTCATCAATTACATGAAAAAAAAGAAGAACCAATATATGATTATCACTATCATAATTTAATAATAGGCGTATTTAGTGTTTTTTTATTATCAAAAAGATTAATATAGAATATTATGTTCGCATTTCTTTATATTTTTTTTAGCGCCAAAGTCGGTGGTTTAAATGTTCAAAGGTGTAAAAAATAATTTTTTATATATTACAAATTAATTTAAAATTGAAAATAACAATATTTACATTAATATGTATTAATGAAATATGTTGTTAAATGCAGGACAGCTTTTTAGAGGACGTATATTAAAACGCCCATCTATAAGATGTAAGACACCTTACGTAGCAGATGTATTATTGGATGATGGAAGTTTAACTTTGGCACATAGTGCTTCGTTGGGGTGTTGTGGATTATGCGATAAAGATGCATACGTATATATGATTAAAGTAGATAATCCTAAAAATATTTGCAAATATAAAATAATTATTGCAAATAATATTGAACGTAATATCTCTCAATTAATTGGAGTGGATCCTAAGTTTGCAGAGAACGTAGTAAACAGTTCTTTACAACAACATACATTATCTTGGTTAAATAATGTAAAAGAGTTCCAGAGAGAAAAGACATATTTAAATTCAAGATTTGATTTTTGTGGAATTGATAAAAATGGACAAGAATTTATTTTAGAAGTTAAAAATGTTCCACTTGCAGATTATGTAGATATGTTAGATAAAGATAAAAAGAAGTTAGATTTATCTGACTATGAATTCAATAATAAAATAGCATATTTTCCAGATGGTTACCGTAAAAAGGTAAAAGACACTATTAGTCCAAGAGCATTAAAACATATTCAGGAATTACAAATAATTAAAAAAGAAAGAAATATTCGCACTATTTTATGCTTTGTTATTCAACGAGAAGATGTTACTTCATTCCAACCCTCCAATATTGACCCAATATATAAAACCGCAGTAACTGAAGCATATCACGATGGTGTAGAAATAAAAGCTATACAAGTGAATTGGAAAATAGATGGTAGCGTAACTATAATTAATGATAATTTACAAATAAATATATAAATAAAAATCTCCTATTTAATATATTATGAATAATCATAATATATTAACTTATTTTTTTAAGAAAATAAATAAAAAGGCACTGGGATTTAAAAAAGATAACAAATGGTATTGGTTATCAAATGAACATATTATTAAAAATGTAAATGCAGCTAAAAATGTATTAAGTAATTTATCAATAACTAAGGGCGATAGAGTTGCATATCAAGGAAAAAATTCACCCGAATGGTTATATTGGAACATGGCAGTTCAATCAAAAGGTGCTATTTGGACGCCTATGCTTGACAATCAATCGCGCGAATACGGTCAATATATAGTTAATAATTGTAATCCTAAAATAACTATTACAAATGACATAGATTATATAAATACGATAAATATTAGAAATTATATCAATTCTGATAACAGTGTAAATGGTAAAACAATTACTATTGAAAATACAGATAAAGATGATATATCAACACTTATTTATACATCGGGTACTACAAGTAATCCAAAAGGAGTAATGCTTACGCATAATAATTTAATTTCAAATATTAAATCATTTGAATCACGATTTTCAGATATTACGCATAAAACTACTAGTCTAAGTATTTTACCATGGACACATAATTATAGCTTAATCACAGACCTATATTATAATTTATATAAAAATAATTCAATAGTTTTATCTAGTGATAAAACAACATTTATACAGGAATGTGGTGAAATTTCACCAAATATTTTATATGCTTCATCCCAAATATTAGATTTAATAAAATCTAAGTTTGATAAATACAATGTTCCACTATTTAAACACGTCATTCCTCAATTATTACGAAATATATTAGGTAATAATATAATACATATATTTATTATTGATACCACATTAACTGATTCTACTAAATTTTTTTTTATAAATAATGGAATTAAAATATGTGAAGGGTATGGTATAGCCGAAATATCATCAATTATATCTATAAATCATCATATCTATCCAAGAATAAATCATAGCATGGGTAAAATATTAGATGATATATTAGTTGATATAGTAGATAATGAGATACAAGTAAGTGGTCCAAATATAATGGAAGGATATTGGAATGAACCCATCCAACTATCAGAAGTATTAATTAATAGAAATAATAAATTATGGTATAAAACAGGAGATAGTGGATATATTAAAAATGATTTCTTATATTATACGGGTCGCATAAATAAAAAATAAAAATGATTTAAAATTATAACTAATGGTATATATATATGGGACAAATATGTAAAACCATACAAAATAAAATAAATAATGATACCGATATTGATATAGATGAATGTATTAAATTTGATTTTATACAATTTTCGGCTATTAAATCAAATCATACAAATAAAAAAAAATATAAAGTATTGGAAATTACTGACGATCTAATAGTAAAAGTGGTGGTTTATTTAAACAATCAATATCATCTTATAAATTTATCATTTCATGGTATTGTTTTTCCTTTAAATACTGTATCTGATGAAGATGAAATACAGGCATGTTTAAAATCGCAAGATTTAATTGATCAAATATTATTTGAAAGATATATTAATTTTGATATAATGTCATATTGTAAAGAAACAAATACAATTAATGCTATGATTTATTTGGATGGTGAAAATATAAATATCTGGACAATTCAAGAAAATATTGGAATATCTAAATCAAAAATAAAACATTCCCGACCTAATTCATGGTTACAGCACCAACAGAGTCAAAAATTTGAAGGTGTGTATTAAATATAAAATTGATTTTATTTTATTGTTATTTTTCAATTAAATAAAATGAATAACCAAGACGAAACCAACTACTCTGGAAATCTATATACATGGTATTGTGTTCCATGTATATATTCTATTAGAATATGTAAACAAAGTTTATATGCATGTTGTTTGTGTCTATGTTGCATAACTGGTAGTTCACAAGAAATAATAAAAATAGGAGATTTTAAAGAAGAAACCAAGGAAGAAGACCATCCATATCCATATCCAGAAATTTAAATAGTAGATATAAATTCCCAATCTAATTCGTCACATATTTTCTTCCATATAACATCTTGTTCTATTCGTTTTTCACGATCTTTTAACATCGGAAAATATGGTAAAAATTGCCCTTGATCTAGCAACTCGCATAATTTATAAACAGTATAATAATAATTTAAAAAATTAACACGATCATCGGGACAAAACTTGGCATACGGTGCTTGTATTTCTATAAAAAGATTACATAATGTATCTTCTAATTCTGGTGTCATAACAGGAGGTTTAATACCAATCATATCTTTAATAAACGGTATATGCTCATAATATTTATTATATCCTAATTTTTTTAATATTTCTTTGGCTTTATTATTTGTGATTTGATTTAATTCAATGCGTTCTTTTTTTATTTGAAGTTTTATATCCTCAATTACTTTATCTGGTATTTGTGTACTTTCTTTGGCTTGAAATTGTGCTAATATTTCTCTAAAATGATTAATACGTTTATATGCATAGAAACATACTTCCTTTGGAGGTTCTTTATAGGATGGTTTTTCATTTTCAATTAGATAAGGTATTTGTCTATAACACTTATTACATACTAATAAGCCTTCATCGTCTATTGGTATTAATTCACCAACACTACAAAATTTACATAATTCATCATTCGTTGTATAATTCCCTAAATCTATAAAACTATCATCAATATTAGATAAATATGAATTAACTATATTAACCTGTTTTTCATCTTCATCTTTATTTTTATTTATATTGAAGAATGAATCAAGATTTTTCGTTTTGGTAGTTCCTTTATTTATGTCTTTCTTATCTTCAAAATAATCAAATATATATTTTGAATTGTCTAAATAATATTGTTTTTTATCATATTTTAGTGTTTTTATTTGATTTTTTATTTTCAATATTTCATCTTTTAATTCCATTTTTTCCTCAATTGAAGTTTTCTTTTTATTTAAATTAACTATTAATTCTTTCTTTTTTTCTTCTAATTTAGGAATTTCACTTACTTCATTGTTGTAAAAACTATCACAATATTCTTTATGTTTTTTATCAAGAGTTATAATTGATTTTGAATTTACTGTTATTTTTTTGGTAACTTTTGGTTTAAAGCTTGGCATATTTAATATTTTTTAAAATGTATTTTTATATCATTACAACATTAATAGTTTAAAATAATTATTATTTTTATATAACTAATGTAATGGACGAATTAAATAATAAAGAAATTTCTAAAATAAAATTCATTTATAGCGCTATAGAGGATGGATGGTGTGTAAATAAAAAGGATAAATTTTATATTTTTAAAAAAAAACATGAAAATAAAAAAAAATACATATCTGAAGATTTTTTAAAGAAATTTATATTAAAATATAATAAATAATTAAAAATAAATAATTAATTGTTTATTTATTTTTAAGATTGTATATGATGTATATTAAAATACAAAATAAATAATTATGCTGTTAAACTATTTAAATGAATTAAAATAAAAATCAAAAAATTTTTATCTTTAGCAATATTATAAATGGGAGGCGGACTTATGCAACTCGTAGCTTATGGAGCTCAAGACGTTTATTTAACTGGTAATCCTCAAATTACCTTCTGGAAAGTAACATATAGAAGATACACAAATTTTGCAATGGAATCTATTGAACAAACATTCAACGGTCAAGCCGATTTTGGCCGACGTGTAACATGCACAATCAGCCGTAATGGTGATCTTGCATACAGAACATACTTACAAGTAACACTCCCCGAAATTAACCAATCTATGGGTAAAGACGATAAATGTTACGCCCGTTGGTTAGATTTCCCCGGACATCAACTTATCTCACAAGTTGAAGTAGAAATTGGTGGCCAACGCATTGACCGTCAATACGGTGACTGGATGCAAATCTGGAACCAACTTACTGCCGAAGGCAACCAAGACCGTGGATACGCAAAAATGGTTGGTAACACCACCGAACTTACATACATTACTGATCCTACATTCGCCGATGTTAACGGACCCTGTGGTGGCGATGCACCTGTTAATGTATGTGCCCCTCGTAACGCACTTCCTGAAACAACTCTTTACATTCCTCTTCAATTCTGGTATTGCCGTAACCCCGGACTTGCCCTTCCTCTTATTGCTCTTCAATATCACGAAGTAAAAATCAACCTTGATCTTCGTCCTATTGATGAATGCTTATGGGCAATGAATGACCTCGTTGGTACTGCAGGAAATCAACAATCCGCCACCGCATACCATCAATCATTGGTCGCCGCATCTTTATACGTTGATTATATCTTTTTAGATACTGATGAACGTCGTAGAATGGCACAAAATCCTCATGAATACCTAATTGAACAACTTCAATTCACTGGTGATGAATCTGTTGGTTCATCCTCCAACAAAATTAAACTTAATTTCAATCACCCTTGTAAAGAACTTATCTGGGTTGTACAACCTGATTCTAATGTAGATTACTGTGCATCATACACAGGTGGTGAACTTCTATACAAAGTCCTCGGTGCTCAACCTTTCAACTACACTGACGCAGTTGATGCTCTTCCTAACGCAGTCCATGCATTCGGTGGTGAAAAAGCAACAGCAGGACAAAACGGTG